TGCAGCTTGCCCATGTTAAGGGCGATAAGGTCAAGGCTACATACGATCACGCCAAATGGCTGAGTGACCGTAGGAAGATGATGCAAGACTGGGCTGACATGGTCGATGGTTGGGCTGAGAAATGAAACCCTGGGAACAATTCTACATCGAGCAAATGATCAAACGGGCTAGGCCTTATCGTAAGAGTCCGGGATGGGCGCTTAGATATAACCCCTATCCTTCAGATTCGGAAATCTGCCGTTCGTCTGAATATTCCCCAAAAAAGACTGATTTCTCTTCATATATCATTATTTCTAATTTAATAATGTAACAAACTTCCGATAAGATTCTTTTGATTACGTTACAAATTCAAAGGAGATCTTATGGAAGAAATATCAAACCGTGGCGGAAAACGCGAGGGTGCAGGTCGAAAACAAAGTTTTGGCGAACCAACTGCCGTAATCCGGGTGCCACAATCAAAAGTCATTGAGATCAAAGATTATCTAAATAATTCTAAAAAGCAGTCTGAGCTCTCATCCATCTCCATTATTCATAGCTCAAGATTATGTAAAAAAAACTCTCGATCTAAATGAATTCCTCATTAACAATGAAGTTGCCACTTTTATGGCTCAAGTTGCTTCAGAGTCGATGAAGAATGCAGGAATCGATATAGGTGATACGATCATTGTAGACCGTAGTATTGAGCCTAAACATGAAAATATTGTGGTAGCTCTGGTCGATAATGAATTCACGGTTAAACGCCTAATCATTGATAAGCATGAAAGTTGGTTAAAAGCAGAGAACCCGGCATTTCCTGATATTCACTTTAATGACGGCCAAGAATTGATTATCTGGGGTGTCGTCACATTCATTATAAAAAAAGCAATGAACTAAAATGAATGACAAGATTTACGCTTTGGTTGACGTAAACAACTGCTACGTCAGCTGCGAGCGTGTATTTAATCCGAGTCTGAATAACAGACCGGTTATTGTGCTATCTAATAATGATGGCTGTGCAGTTGCGCGGAGCAATGAAGCGAAAAGCCTCGGCATTAAAATGGGAGTGCCGCTATTCCAGATTAAAGATATCGTGCACCATCATGGTGTCCAGGTGATTTCGAGCAACTACGGTTTATATGCAGAAATGTCCCGGCGGTTTCACAAGATACTTCAGGGTTATGTAACCCAGCACGAACAGGAAGTTTATTCAATTGATGAATGCTTTCTTGATCTGACCGCGTACGCTGCCAATTTTGATCTGACTGATTATGCAAAGCACATGAAGCATCGTATCTGGCGCTGGTTGGGCTTGCCTGTATGTATTGGAATTGGGCGAACTAAGACTGAAGCTAAAATTGCGAATCATATTGCTAAAAAGAACTTCTATTTAAATGGTGTCTGCAACCTGGTAACCATGGATCCGGCAATCAAAGAACTGATGCTTCAAGATATAGATGTATCAGAAGTTTGGGGTGTAGGTCGCAAGCATTCTAAAAAATTACAGTCTATGGGGATTAATACTGTATTTGATTTAGCTGTAAGTAATCCTCAATTTATCCGGCAGCAATTTTCTATCGTTATGCAACGAACGGTAATGGAACTGCAAGGCACAGCATGTATTGAGCTTGAGCATACTCCCCCTTCTCGTAAACAGATTGTCAGTAGTCGATCATTCGGAGCAAAAGTTACTGAACTGGATGATATTAAAGAAGCTATCAGTTTCTTTACTCAGAATGCGGTTAAACGGTTAAGGCAGGAACAACAGCTCGCAGGTTGTATCATTGGCTTTGTACAATCTAATCCATTTGACCCAAACGAGCCTTTCTATAATAAATCAGCACAGTTCGCCTTCCCGGAGCCAACAGATAGTGCCACAGTAATGGTTAAAGTCGCTTGCGCAATTGCCGAGAGTATTTATAAAGAAGGCGTCAAATATAAGAAATGTGGTGTCATCTTGACGGGACTAGAGCCTAAAGCCACTCACAATTATGACCTGCTTACTGATATGCGAAAAATAGAAGAAGCAGAAAAATTAATGAAGGCTCTTGAAAATATTCAGGTAAAATTCGGCGATAAGAAACTGGCAATCGGTAGTTGCATGCTACCAGACCGGAACTGGTCGATGAGCCGAGATAAGCTGAGCAGGAATCCTTTTAAGTGGGATGAGATGCTGAGGATTGAGAAGTAGGTTTTATATTTTGGGGTGGGGTTGAACTTGGATAGCATAAAAAATACTGTTGGGAATATTATTGCTATTTCCTTTGTAGCTTTACTATTTTTCTTTGCTTTTACCTGGATTATATTCGATTTTAATGAATCAGCAACAGCATTAAAAGACTCACTATCTGTTGTTAGCTCTATTTTTGGAGGTATAGCAACTTTAGCTGCGGCATATATTGCTTCACTATTAGTTGTTAATTGGAAAGAACAGGAAACTGTAATATTCAAGCGAGATTTGGCGCATAATATTTTTAAGGGGATGGGAGATCTTTTTAGTTTAATGGCCTTCTCAGATAAAAATACGTGTGAAATTCGGGATCTTCAAAGTGCTTTTTTTAAGATAAATCAAAACTTATTAATTTATAGTCAGCTCGAACCTAAGATTGCAAAGTTCATGGAAGAGTTTTCAATAGTTTATATAAAACAGTTGGGTATTTTTGAAAAGCAAAAAGCAGGAAAAGCTAGTGTAAAATTATCTGATAATTTAAAATTTGTAAAGGAATACAAAGATCTACTACATACATGTGCAAAACTGATCAATATTAATGTATCACCAGAAGAAATTAACTCTCTTCTTGATTTGGTAAGTATTTCCGATAAACAGTATGATAACTCGTTAGAAAAAAAACAAAATGAACTTCTAGACAAAGTAAGGACTTCTGCTTCAAGTAGGAAGCAACTGTAATGAGCTATGCATGCACTTAACATGATGCACAGCGTTAAAGTACCTAACCTCATTTTAGGAATAAAGCTTTTTCCCGTGCTCGACGCTTGACTAGGCCTTCCATGCGCTTCCCACCAGCATTGACCCATACATCAAACTGATTGGCTGCACTCTGATAGTGCCCTTCATTCAAGCGCTTGACTAAGGTGGATTTTTTAAATGCATTGGCGCCGATGTTGTAGGCTAGTGAGACCAACGCATCGAACTGATTTTGATTGAGCGGTACTAATACAGCCTCTCTAACCGCACGCTCAAAAACTTTTAAGTCATGCTGCATGTAGACTCTGGCCTGATCTAGTGTGCAAGTATCCCCTTTCTTCACACGTATACCGTTTGGGTATTTAGTAGTACCAAATCCGATGGTCCATACACCTACGCCATCATCGTATGCTTCGAGTTCTAGTCCTTCAAAATTACAGATCAGATCAACACCGCTGGGGCTAACATGCATTTCATCTGTGGCAATACCCAGCATGTCATTTAGGTCATCATAGGCAGTTGCTATCAATTTATCGGTTGCATTAACCTGCTTCTGGGTGAGCTTGCCGCCACTAATCTTTCGCAAGAAATCAAAAATATGTTTCATTGGATATTACCTTCTTTAGCCAATTGTGGCTGCTTAACTAAACGTGCGAACTGACCTAATATCACAAGGATTAATCCAATCCACTTGATAGTTTGTGGTGCCAAGAATGGGAAATATTCAGCGCCATGAATCATCCACCATGCAGTTATATCATTGCCAAAAGCAAGCCATGTAGACAATAAAAAAGCGCCTAAAGCGCTTAATTGGATGGACCAAAATTTATACCACTGGCGGGCATTGTTTATGAATTTCATCTCGGATAGTTCCTTATGGTTGCTACATCGGCTTCAAGCCGAGCAGTTTTTTCTTTAAGCAGTGAATTTTCCTGTGCGTTCTGGATGATGGAAGATCCGACCCATGTGCACACCCCAATAAAGACTCCAGCTAATAGCGTGATTGCAATTCGAATGACATTAAGACCACCATCAAGTTGTGCTGATTTGTTCTCTAGAGTTCCTACACGGGTCAGTAAGCTCTCAATATCCTTCCGGTTTTCGGCACTTGCATTTTGATGAGCTTCATTAATGAAGGTTAGTTTGGTTACGTGATCAGACAGCATTCGAATATCAGACTGCATAGAATCGATTTTCTTTTCGAGTCTGACACCGTAAGTCTCATTTTCGGTCATAAGACCCCCTTATTTTTGGCAATAAAAAACCCGCCGAGGAGGGATATATAATTTTACTGATCAGTTTGTTCTATAAGTAACTATGAAAGATATAGCACTAGCTGTGTTTGGCTCACTATTGTCTAAAGCATTCGTAGCTATTTGCCCTATTATCTCGTCGCCTGGCAAAACATTTTTATAAGCAACCCCTTGACGTATTTGATCATCTAGTCCGATAGACATTACAGGCGGTAAAGCCTGTAAGCCCTCAGAGACGGTATAGGTGGATTGAGATCCTGTGACTGCAAAAGTCCAGTTTGCCGCAGCAAAAGCTATGCCTTTTTTGCTGGAATTTGGGATAGATGCTAAGTTGATGATTCCATTTGTCTGAGATTGATTTTCAATCTTTGCGACATTAATTATTTCGCATCCTGCGCTATGTCTTAAGACAAGCAGACAGTTAGCCATGCGGGCCTGTGTGGCCTGTGTAAAAACAAGTGCGCTACCTGCATCACCACTCAACGCATCTCTGTAAAGTACGGTCTGGGCCTGAGCTGCATATGATGAAACTGTACTATCAAGTATTGTCCAACCCTCAGGCACAGTGAGTGCAGAGCGGTGCATCACAATTGCTACGAGCAGATCTCCCTCAAGCACTGCGCTTGGGATATTTACAGTCTGGATATTTGAGTTTGCAAAAGCGCTTGGGGTGTATGCCAACTCCATCTATAATGCTTTCATCTATAAATATTTTTTCAGTTATTCCTGTATAAGCAGGCTCAGGCATATTTGCCAAACTCATGGGCAATGTACTTTTATAGATGTTAAATGAGTCAGCTTGACCATCATGTTTCCATGCAAGCTTTATTGTGCTCATGCAATATACTCCGCTGTTAGTTGATATGGCCTATCAAACCCATCAAAAATAAACTCGCCACTGAGATCATAAGGAGCTGTAAAGCTTGTTGATACCTGATGCTCAAATCTCTGAAAGCTTTCATGGCCATCCCGAACCGCATACAAGGTTATCTTGTAAAATTCTGTCTCTGGTCGTGTTAATGAAAGATCTACTGAGTAGCTATTCACCGAGCCAATATTTTGGTCAAATAACATGCTCTCATTGGCTTGCTTGTCGATTTCATACACGGTTAGGTGATAAGTGACACCCGGCTCTACAGAAACTCCTTCATCGAACCAGCCCAGAACAGTACCACTTGTTTGCTGCACCCTGTTTCGATCTACCCATGTGAGAACAAGCTCGGAATTTATTTTTTCTGGATAGTAAGCCTCATTAATTTTGACATTCGCTGGCGGGTAAGGCCGGTTAGCACGACCTGTGATTTCAAGATTTTTTACCGCCTGCGGGTTTAATTTCAATATTCCGCTTGGTGTGGTTGTAAGAACTTGTGCTTTAACATTTTCACCAGAAACATATGGGGTTGGGTCATAAGCACTATAATCATCATAGAAGTAAAGAACTCCGTTTCCAGCTATATGAGGCTGGGGAACCGTATCAAGTGCACCACGCTTAACAGTTAAAACTTTGTTCTCAGCATCATAAGACTCATAGATCATTAGCTCCTCATTGAGAATGATGAGACTGCCTACTCTAGCCTGCGCAATGTCTGTAATATTACTGACTTTGAAAGTGCTATCTAGCTGCCTGATGTTCTGATCCAGATAAGCAAATGGTGCATAATCAATCCTTGATACTCTCTCAAAATCTGCATATACCCCTGTGCCACTATCTGTGTATAGCAACGCATACAAAGAATTATTTTGAGGCTTGGCTACTGCTGACATCAAATATCCCATCTCAGGGTTTGCTTCCAGCTCGGCATCAACTTGCATTTGCCCAAACACTTGTACTGCTTCAAAATAAGGCATCTCAAAAACAGTATTTGTGTTGGGTTGTGGATCAACAATCTGATTAACTGGCAAGTCCGGTTTAATGAGTGATTGCAGCATATTTGAATACGGAATAATTTCGACAAAATCAATCGTGACAGAATTATCGCGCCCATCACCAAGGTTTATTTTCATAACCCGCACTGGAAGATCAACAATGCCTTTACTGCGCCAGGTTAGCTTAATTGCATCATAGCGGTTTAGCTTTCGAGCCTCATATACGCCTGTTGTGAATGAACCGCGCCACGCCGGGGTTGAAAGCTGTTTAAGTTTCCAGTTCGCTACAATCTCAGCATTACGCTGTTTCATGAAATAAGGGAAATCAACTGTTTCAGCAGATTCAAAGCCCATCGTCTGGATCAAGCCATTCTCATAGACGTTGAAAGCCGAGTTTTTAATATTAGTGCGGTTATAGTAATTAACGTTTAATGTATTAACTGCATCATCACTATTAATCACTTCAACATTAAAAGCCTTAATATTACCTTCACTAAATTCGAGCGCATTATCCATGTCAAGCCAGTCATCCCGAAATAAAATGACTTCATATTTGCCTGTTTGACGATTTACACGCACACCCGCTTCAATATGGGAACAAACTTCATCTAATGCATCCTTACATGACTTTTCTGTGATAGCCCAAGAAATTCCCAGGCCCTCAGCGAAAATTCGATCAGCAGCTTTTTTGAAATTCTCATCATTGATGTCTGACTCAGGCTTATTCATTGCTGTATCGTCAGTGAGAATTTCACGGATCTTATGAATTGGATTAATGTCTCCAGAAATTATTTCTTCTTCAAGGTATCCAGAGGTTGGAATAGGGGGATTGGCGCCTATAAAGATTTCAGCCTCACTACCTGTCTCGTCCGAAAAATGCAATTGAAACCTTGAGCTTAACTTTCTATTACGGCCTTTTTTTAATATAAAAACAATGCGTTTGGCGAGCCACCCTGGAGTTACATCTATTTCTGTAACTTCGTAATCCATATTACTGACAATATTGAAACTATCTGGATTGCCAGAGATCTGAAAAAAGACCATTTCAATATCTTGTGATGAGGAATACTCAATTTCAAATGTAACCTCTGGTGATGCCTCTCTTACACCAAAAGAAAATTTACTAATATAAAGATTGCTCACAAGTACAGGTTGCCCTGTTTCCTCTGCATAGCAAACCGGACTTCCCAATGCGGCTTCAATATACTCTGATGAATTTTCTTGCTCATTCGGAACTTCAGACTTTATGTCGTACCACTGAGGCCTGCCGTCATTTCTAACATGTATACGCTTTGGCCATAGCAGCATTTCTTTCATAAATCCGGAATTGCCGAAGTAGAAGCCGTCATGCTGCTGAGGAAAAAATTTTCCAGCAAATCCATTTATAGCTCCCTGCCCCTTAAACACAAGGTACGATAGATAAGGATATGCAGAAGCAGGTAAATTCAAAGAGCCCATATGTGAAATATAATCCGGATCAGGCTCTTGGGCTTTTTCCCCTTTATAAATTTTAATATTACCCGCAACACCACCTTCATTTTCACCATACAAATTCGGCGCATCAACAGGTAGTAAATTTTGCGGATGCTTTAATGGGTCATGCATAATCCAGCCACGGTTATCAAAATTTACACCGAGTAATTTTTCAATCGGATTGCCAATGACCATCATTAATTTTGCAAAGTAGCGGTACCCAACCGTCTGTTTTTTACTGCTTCCCATTTTTTGCCACCTCCACTACCTGCAAAGCCATAGCATCCTTTGTATTAATGAAGTCTTGAGCGTCACGACCATTCTTTAAAAAATCCTGCCAATCCCAGCCTTGAGATATAAAAAAAGCCCGCGTTCCGCGAGCACACATTTTGGCTTTTCGTATATCTGACATATAAATCTTCATTTTTTTCCGCCTTTTTCTTTAATTGCTGAAGTGTCTTTACCCCAAATATCAACAACGTTCCCATACATGTGAGGGCTGCCAGCAATATCAGAAAAGGAGATTCCCTCATCCGCAATTGAGCCATCCAATTGACTTGCAGATTGCTTGTTTTTCTTCTGCATTCTTCGCATTTGGAAAAATGAATAAACAGTCGAAACCACCGCAACAATTAAAGCAATAATTGCAATCATGAATATCTCACTTCAATATCTGGTTATTCACTGGATTTTCATTCGGTATATTTGGAAAACCGTGATAATTACGCGAATTATGAAAAACACTGTCACAGACTTTAAGGGACTGATCACAGCCCGGAGCCAATAAAACTACATCACCCACTTTTAAGCCGATGTGTTGACGATAAAGCCGAACCCCGCCTGAGTTTTCTCGAATAAACGTGAACACTCCGCCTTTTTTAAGTAGTCCACGAGTAAAATAACCTTGTGGATAGGATTTAATCTCCATGATTGGCGCTCCCTGCTTAATGAGTGGCAGGCCATTTTCATCTAGTGCTGGATTACCATCTTCATCCAAAATCGGAATATCTGGTTCAAACACCGGGGCGCCTTGTGCATCAATGACCTGAGTGGGAATGACAGTATAAGTCACATCAAGCCCATTGATTGCAGTAACAGTCACTTCAACTGCCCAATCAGCAAATACAAGACCACAAAAGCGATCATAGATTTTATTGGGACATGTGCGCTGAAATTTACGCGTCAGGATATTTCGGTTCTGGTAGCTTTCAGCAGTAGAGCATACAAGCGTCATGGTATTGTCACGGTCATCAAACTTTGGCTGGGTCACACGGCCTTTAAACAGCACCAGTGATTCCCCTTCATCCAGCTCGATCAGCGTGAAATACACTGATTCCAGATAAATCTTGTTTAAGAACACCTGACTGAAGTTATCATCAGCATCATTAAATAGTGGATATGGATGTGGAAAGTTCAGCTCGACTTCGCACTTGTCTATATCTGCATCTTCAATATCGCCTCGGCTCAAACCGCGCACCGGGTAATGTGTAATGTTGTTATGAATAATTGCTTTACGTGCACTGGTAAAAAACCATTGCTTGTCCCCATGTTTAAATTGATAAAGTTCTGAACGTGACATTAGTTATCAATCTCCACAATTGGGACAGTAATTCTTGATTTACCGGCACCTAAAAACTGAAACTCGATCCGGTCTGCATCCAGGCGATGAAGTCCTAAATAACAGATAGTTTTAATGTCATCTCGATGTGCATTTATTGCTGGTGAAATCGTGAATGCGTTATTGGTGCGGCTGGTAATTTCATGCGCTGACCAGGTGCCATTCCTACGCTTAACTGCAATGTGCTTGCGCCCTGCTTCGACAGTGTATTTGGTATCGGTATATAACGTTTCAGTGATATACCCGGCATTCAGGATATTCAGGTGCTGCTCATAAAGCGGCATCCAGAACGCACGGTAACGCCCAGACCGCCGAAACAAAAACCGGCGATATTCGTTGAATTCAGGCCAGTTTTTTAATAGTGAGGTAAAAGGCTTTAGATACTTAGGGCTTGCATAATGTGTGTAAGATTGAAAACCACCCATGGCCACAGTTCTGGCACATCACCTTCATGCTCTGGCAAGTCTTCTGCCAGCACCCGAAAAACCACTGAAGTATTGGACCAGAATCCGCCAGTATTAATTGAAGCATCACCATCAATAATGCAGATCCGCAGCGGCATAATCACTGCGTTGGTTACTGTGATATTTTTAGCCAGTCGAAGGCCATCCTGGTACTCAGTGATTAATTCTTGAATCACCTCATCCGTTTCCGGGTCCCGGATTTCTTCCTGAACAATGATGTAGCGGCCGCGGCTAACAATCTCCACGACCTGACCACCTTCCTTGCTCTCAATAAAAGCAAAACCGACTCGAAGGTCGGCTATAGTGTCTGCTGCATCGAGAATAAGGAAATCATCATCGGTAATATCTGGAATGCTTCGCTTCACCTGACGTAACGGAATACCCCATTGTTTACGCAGATTGGCATAGAGCATATGAAACAGATCACCCATGGCTTTACGCATTTCCGTGTACTTGAAATTCAGGATTTGCCGCGGTGCATCGCGAAGCGGATAGCGGATCTCAGAACCGTCAAATGACTCATGCAATTCAGTCATCCATTCCAGGCTCTCAGTTGATTCAAGTAGAGGGCAATTTGTTAATACGTGCACCTCGCCATATGATGTTTGTATTTTCATTTTGTCCTCAAAATTTGGGCATTAAAAAACCGACCTCTTATTAGATCGGTTTCAAGCTTTAATAGCTGCGATAATTTCTGGAAGCCTCCAGAGTAGTATTGGTATGGAAAACAGCATCAAAAACGCCAGTATTGTTTGCCATAAACCATATTTTTCAATAGACACTTTCATAAGCTCCACCATTGGTTTAATATAGTCCATATAAGATGTTTTTCCTCTTTACTTCTCGGTTGAGTGGAAACAAAAACCCCGGTGCCCTCACATCGGGGTTTTGCTTTTTCTGAATTGTATAAATTAAAAAGGCAGGTTTCATCCTGCGCTTTTTCCAAAAATAAAGCCCACCGAAGTGAGCCTTTAGATTTTACTGCGATTCCGCTTCATGTGATAAAGGAAGGCTTTTTCACCATCAGAACTGTATAGCCAGTCCTTAGCTTCATTCTCATCTTTAACCATGATTACGCGTAGATTGTTATCAATCACCTGTGGCTGAGACGGCTGTGGCATAGCTTTCACATTAGCCTGCGCCCCCCCCCCGCCACTTCGCTTTTACCGTAGTTGCCAGTGTAGCCGCCGGTCTGAAATCCTTTTGGAGATAATGCTGCAACTGCTGATTGTAAAATACCAGTTTCCATGGTTGTGGTTATCACAGCTGGCATGTTGTAAGGGAACGGAGCAGATGCCCAAGCAGCAGAAATAGCTGTGTACCCATTCATAATAGTTGAGAATAAGCTAAAGCCCTTCTGGATACTTGCTAATGCCGCATAAGCTGAGGAAGAATCATTAACCATTCCCATCATAATGCCGGCAAACTGAGCTCCATAATTTACTTGCAAGCTTATTGATCTATTATGAAATTCAGCTTCAATTTGCGTCATTCGTTCATGGTGGGCCTGCCAAATTTCTTCGCGCTGTTCAGCGGTCTGGGCTAGAGCCATTTGTGAATCAAAAACCTCCTGTGATGCATCAATTCTTGTGGAACGCTCTTGATTCAAACTCCACCGAGCCGAAGAACCATTCATCTCTGAGTTAATCTGCCCCCATTGCTGGATAGCACGATTGAAACTCCTGCGCTTTTCTTCTGCCTCTACAGCCTTGATGAGCGCAATTTCCTGTTGCTTCTGCTCTTCTGTTAGCTTCATATTTAGCTTAATGCGCTCACGCTCTAAACGATAACGCTCTTCCATAGCGGCTGTTTCAGAAATAAACATTTGCCGGTTCTGAAATAAACGCTCCTGTCTAGCCAATTCAAGCAATCCAGATTCCTGCTGATATTGTTTTTCGAGCAACTTAACAGCCTCATCACGCTGCTGCTTGGTTAGTTCAATGTCACGTGCTGCATAAAACTTTCTCTGATCAAAGCTGTCTTTAAGAAGCTCTTCTTCAGATTTCTGGAAGTCTTTGTAGTCATCCAGCTTTGTCCTTAAAGCATATTCAGCAATGGCAATATCATTATCTGCACGAGCTTGATATTCAGCAATAAGTCGCTTGGTTTCCTCAGGTGAAAAACCAGCTTTATTGATTTCCTTAATATCCTCCTGAAGCTGAGTTTCAATCCGTTTTCTTTCAGTCGCTACTGCCATCTGCAACTGCAATTGTGTTTTAGCCTGTTGTTCAGCCTGCCGCTCTAAATCCTGATTGGATTTAAGCGTGCCATCACTTGAGCCACCTTTAACTTTAGACATGACAGAAGGTGCCTGATGAAGCAGCTTCAGTACTACGCCATCTTCAAAAGTTACTGTGCTGTAGTAACCGCCTCCTTTAGCATCATAAGCAGTTTTTACATCTTTTACGGCAACACTTGTGGTGATTGGCGTGCCTACTGGCATGGCAAAATCAATACCCTTATGAAAAGAAGAAGCCCCTTTAGTTGGGGCCTTTCTTTGTCCGTAATCAGAAGTGACTTTGTAAGATGAAAGTGACTTTCCTCCTGCCTGCAATCTTGCTAAGTGCGCTTTAGACACCTTCTCTCCATCACGAGAACCGCCATAACGAACATCCAGATGTGCACCTGTACCAATACCAGAGTTACCTGAAATACCAATGAGCCGCTGACCATTCTTTAGCTGCTTTTCGGTGAGTTTGGTTTGTTTCTCAAGCTCCTTGGTTTCTTCTCTGCGTTTATCAATACTGCGCTGAAGATTAGCTTCGGCTGCTTCTGTGATTTTAAGCTGATTTTTTTGCAGAAGAGTAAGGCCAATTACATCTTTCTGAGTCCTTGAAGCCAGAGTCTGGGCGTTATTCCCTGTAACAACAGCAGTGCCGCCAAAGGTTTTAACAATTTTCTCGGCCTTAAATACGTTCTGCTCAGTCTTAAAATAAGCTTCCGCAGCTTCAAGCACTTTATCCTTAAGGTTTTTAGGCAAGCCCTCATTCTTTGAAAGGATTTTCATAGCCTCATCAAGAGACAGTGTTTCCTTTCTAAGACCCCTTTCAACTTCTCGCAACTCTGCAATAGTTTGAGCAGAAGCACTATGCTGTTGAGCATAAGCGATCATCTGGCGGACCACCGCATTAAACTGGTTTGCATTAATATCCAGTTCTTTGTTGTAGTCGGCTAAATCTTTCTGAGCCTGATCGGTAAGACTTTCCTGTTTTAGCTTATTAAGTTTACGAAACTCTTCAGCGGTCACTTCTGCATATTTAGCCTGCCGCTCAAGCATCTTATTGGCTTCTTCCCCATTGTCCCGAAACAATAGATAAGTCGCAACAAGCGAGGCAACGGTAAGCCCTATGCCAACAGGCCCACCCAAAACCCCCAGCAAGGTACGCCCAGCACCAGCCATGGCGCCCATCATTCCAACGGATGCAGTCT